GGATGCTTGAAAGTCTAAAAGATCATGTTGGCGAATGCCTTCGCCATGCCGAAGATTGTGTGCAGCAGGCGGCATCACAAACCGACCCTCAACTTCGCCGGGATTATTTGATCATAGGAGCGTGTTGGCTGAATCTCAGCTACGAGCTATCGGATCAGCTCGCCGACTTCTCAAAATCGAAAAGCACTAATTCCCTTACTGCGGCAGGCACGATTTCAAGCGCGTGTTCTTGAACGCTCGATTAGGAAGTATTTGAGAGCGAACTCCCCCTCACGGCTATGCAGAGGAGCACCGCAACTCAAGCATGTTGTTTCAGGACCAGTTGTTGGTTCCGGTAGAGCTTTGAGCCGAACAACTTCGTACCTCGCCCCGCAGTTGGAACACTGGAACTCTATTGGTGACGGAATTTTCTTTCGCATTAGACCATTGCTTTTGAGAAAAGTGCGGGGTCGTTCGTACACGGCCCCGCTGTCGATTGAGAAACGCGTGTGGCCCGTTGGACGGGTGTCGCACAAGGGAGGGAGGAAGTCCCTGGGCCACACTTGCACGACCGAGATTGGCTCCCGCCTCGGCCACGCTAAGTCTCAACCTCTGCTGCCCCACATGTCGTTCCGTGCCCGATAGACATGTCAGACCCGTCGTGACGACATTCGTCAATTTAACTTAGCCCCTGCGGCCGACATGTCTTCGACTGACCAGGGCGGCGGGAAGCGACGCGCTGTCACTGCGGCCGCTTAAGGCAATGGCATCTCGTCCCGGAACCGTTGCCGGTGCGCCCGAAGGATCGCCGGATCGACCGGCTCGGCCGGTGGCACGCGATGCTGGACTACGTCAACCGCGCGATGTTGTACGACTTCTGCCTTTGTGACCTTCAGCGTTTTGGCGCTTGCTCCCGCCGCCAGCATGGCAAGCACGGCGCCCAATGCGATGAATCTGGACATAGCCACACCCCCAAAATAGTGGTCGCCCAAATGAGCACTTAGCTTGGTCATCAATCGCAGGGTGTGACCGCGTCCCAGTCCCTGCAGATTTAATGTGGCGGCGGGAAGCGGCGAGGTCGGGTCATGGCGTTCGGCATCATTGCTAGTGCGTCGCGCCCGATTCCATTTTGTGTCACACAATAGGATGACACAGACAAGTCGCCAAAACTTTCTCACCCTTCGCATCGCCGAACCTCTGCACGAGCAGCTTAGGGATGAGGTTGTCGATCGGCAGAAGCCATCACGATGAATCCCCTTTCGGCGGGATACTGCCGCCGAGATAAAACGAACGACCGAGCAGCTTTCGCTGATGGCCGCCAAGTTGACTGCGCTGCTAGGAGAAGCGTGCCGGGTTCATTGCCGAGTCCTCCGACATTGCCACCCTGTCATCGATCGGGGACGAGATCGCCTCAACCGAGCGGCTGATTTCGACGCTTCAGGAGCGGCTGCGAATTCTCGACTGCCGGCAGAAGGATGAGCACCGGCAGACGCTCGAAGACCGCAAGTCGGCCACGCTGGCCCAGCTTGAGCGGCACTGCGCGTCGAGATGGATACCGCCGTCCAGGTAGTCGAGTCCTTTGTGGTTATGGCCCACGCCTATAGCAAATACATGGAAGTCCGCAGCCGACCCAAGCCCTGGTCTGACCTGCTCCGCAACGAGTATCGCCCTCCGATTGGAACCGACAATTTGATCGGCGCTATCTGCGGCACCTTCTATTGGCGCCCGATTGCGGAACACGGCATCACTGAGATACCGAAGCGGGCGCCCGAGCTTATTGAAAGACTCCGCAAATCCGTCGATAGCGACATTGCCCGTCTAGCGCGGGAATCGATTCCAAAAGCGATATTGCGAGACACTGAGTTCGAGCCCGAGGACTCGGTGGCATGACAGACCCGGCACCAACCACCGCCCAGGATCTTGGAATCGCCCCGGCTCCTGCTCCGACAGCGCCTGCAACGCCAGTCGTACCAAACATGTCGTATGACGACGCCCCAGTCGCGAAGTCTCAGCGAATGGCCGATCCCGGCTGGAGAGGTCGGTACATGAAAGGCGGGATTGCTGAGAAAGCCGAGATGGATCATCTCATGGCCGCGCTTTCGCCAAGGCAGCCGATGCCGTCCGATCCATCGTCGGTCGAGCAGGTGATTGCGAATCAGATTCGCCAAAATCTGCCGATCAGTGCCCCCGAGCAGCTAAAGGATCGGCTGTTCCGAGATCGCGAATGGGTCAAGCGATATTTGGACGGCGGAATACAAGAAGCCGAAACCATGGCCTTGATCAACGTGAATTTGTCCCTTCCCGTCCGCGTAGGAGAATAGCAATGCCGACACCAAGCAATCCACTTTCACCGTCACCCATCGTTTCGGCACTCAATCTCGGTACCGGGACTCTGCCCCAGCAGTTGCAAGATGAAACTGAAGAACAGAGGAAGCGCAGGCTTCAATTACAACAGCAAAGAATGGCATTGGGGCCAGCTGGTCAAGTGCTCGGCCTCGGCGGCTTCTAGTGGTTGCTACTTCACGAGTGAGACGTCGAGCTCGCCAATCGCGAGTTGGCGATGCGGATCGCAGACGCCGCAATGGCATTCCTCCAAACCGTAGCGCCCGACGGTGAATTGAGGCTGCCGATCGCCAAGCCATTCGCCGCTTTTCAGGCAGCGGTTCGTCGGGCCTAGGCCGACAGGGACGCCCAGCCCAAGTGAATGCTCTGACCAAACAAGAGGAATACGCCGCGATGGGGCCGGCGATGCGATCGTTGTCGAATGACCGTCAACGCGCTTTCGCTCGGGCTTACGTTGTCCATCCGCCGGGTCACGGTGCGCTGATCAATTCATACATTGCGGCCGGTTATGGGCATCCCGATAGTAACCGGCAGAATTTATCCAAGAACGCACATGCACTGAGCCGGGATGAGAGAGTCATTGCCGCCATTCGCGAGGAAGCGACGAAGCTGCTGCGCCTTGGTCATCCCGAGGCGGTTAATACTCTCTACGAGATCATGCGAGATCCGGCCCACAAGGATCGTTGGAAAGCCGCAGCGGCAATCCTCGACCGTTCAGACCCTCAGACGACGCAGCACCGCAGCAAACCAAAGTGGAAAATCGGCGGCAGCAGGCTACGAGTTTGCCTTGCATTTAACCGGAGCGTACCCGCGCTTGTGGGACGGCTGGAGAGCTAATAAACTAGGAATCCGCGCCTGGGTCGTGGGGCCGGAGCGCGGGCTGGTTAGAGATGGGCCGCAACGGCGATTGACCGGCTTGGCGGCTGGCGGCGAGCTGGGACCGGCTGGGTTCCGCTGCCATCGTTTGTCGGCAAAATAACCAACGTCCCCGGCGGCGGCTGCATCGACACCTTTAACGTCCAGCACGTAGATGCTAACGGCAAGCCGGACGGCATCTCGACTGTGACCTTCAAGAGCTTCGAGCAGGGCTCAGAGAAGATGCAAACCGAAAGCGTGGATGTGATCTGGATCGATGAACGCTGCTCCTTGGAAATCTATTCGGAGCTATTGGCCAGAACCAGCGCGGTCAACGGCCTCTTGTTTCTGTCCTACACGCGACTGCGAGGAGGCGGCGAACTTACCTACAGGTTTCTGAACGAATACTCAGCCGATCGCGCCGATGTCCGTCTCGACATCGAAGACGCCAAGCACATCTCGCAGGAGCGGCGTGAACAGCTAGAGAATGAGTATCTGCCCCACGAACGCAGCGCCCGACTGCACGGCATTCCGCAGCTTGGCATTGCCAGGGTATTCCCGATCGCGATCGAGCAACTGATGCGGGACTTCGTTCCCGAAACCGATATTGAAAACTGGGCTCGGTACATTGTTGGAATTGATTTTGGGGCGGCCTGCATCCTTTCGCCGCCTGTCTCTGCGCCTGGACGCCCGACATGGAGAGGTTTTACGTCATCGACGGCTTCAAGATGATGGGCGATGAAACGCTCTATCACGTCAAGGGCATTGCCAGCATGTGCAAGGGCGTCAGGTTTCCGTGTGGGTATGGTCATGACGGCAATGTAAATGCGCGTGGGGCGGGGACGACGACAGCGGATGTCTACCGCCGCCTGGGCGCCCCGATGCTCGGTAAGTACCCGACCAATAGCGACGGGAAGAACAACCATGTCGAGCCCGAGATCATGGAAATTATCAAGGCGATGAAGGCAAAGAGGTTCATCATCGCCTCCCACATGACCGAGTTGGCAGAGGAGGTCCTGCATTATCACCGCACCGAGGAGCAAGATCAATCCAATTCGGGACGACCTGATTTCGGCCATGCGCTATGCGTGGATGTGCCGCAACCAGGGGCGCCAGTTGGGCGAATGCGACTCCTACGGCCGCGCACCGGGCACCGGCAACGGCGCCGAATATGATCCGAGGCCGAAGGTGCTCCTGCCGCAGCGCCAGCAGCCGCGGATGGCGCGTGGCATCGATGACTGGAACATATTCGAGGGACGATGAGATACGGCACCTATCCGCTTATCTGGATGGAGACGAAGTGGATCAAGGAATACAGCTGCTGGGCTGACTTCTACATCGATGACAGGCATCCCTCGGGCCATCGGTTTCTTATCGTTCGATACGGTGAGGGGTATTCCGGCCCCGATGACTTGCCGAGAGTGCCGCCGGCCGGAGAAGGTCGGGGATGCAGGGGCGTGAAAGAGTGTGCCGCGAATTTAGGACCGGAATCCCCGACAGGATGAGGCACAAAGACATCTACGAAGATTTGATCTGCCGGAGACATCGCGGCTACGGTGCTGGCACCACCTCCACTGGAACGACAATGCCTGTTTTCCACCCAGGCAGCACTGGACTAGGAGCCCGCTTATCGGGCAGATATTGGACACGACCCCCTAGTCAAAACTTAAGTTATTGATTTTATTCGTGTGATATAACTCTAGTTCCGCCCATATAGGGCTGCAAAACATCCGGCACCAGAACCGACCCGTCGGGCTGTTGATAGGTTTCCATGACCGCAATCAGCG